CCGCTCTCTGGATGGTAGAGTTTGTCCGAGAGATAAAGGTCCAAGACCCCCAATACATCCAAACTGCAGAAGTCGTACAGTTGCAGTTTTAGATGACCGCTTTGCGTTTTTAGATAAGGGTGCTGAAAGATCGGCGAGAAACCCTGTAACGGGCAAGGCAACAAGGGTTAACGCAGAGAAAACATACTACCAATGGCTAAAATCACAGCCGGCTAATTTCCAAGAAAGTGTGCTAGGTAAATCTCGGGCTGCGCTTTTACGAAATGGCGGTTTATCGGCTGATCGATTCAGCGAGTTGCAATTAGATAAAAACTTTAAACCTATAACATTAGATGAAATGAAAGCACTTGAACCTGTGGCCTTTGAGCGAGCAGGGCTTGATTAGTTGACAAGAATGTATTAAGTACGGACAATTCACAAATATCAGCAGGGCTGATTTATCACGGGGTGATTATGATTGATTACAAACTTGAAAGTATCGAGGGCCTAGACGAAGCAGTTCAATCGCTTTACGAACAGACCGAAGATGGTTATCAGCTAAAGGTAACTGGGTTGCCCGAACCTGAGAAGGAAGACCTAACCGGACTAAAAAATAAAGTTGATGAATTACTGCGTGAGAAAAAGCAAGCTGCACAGAAAGCTAAACTCGCCGCCGAGGAAGCGGAAAAGGCTAGACTGGAGGCTGCTAAGAAAGGCAACGATACAGAAGCACTTGATCGAAGTTGGCAAGAGAAATTTAATCAGCGAGAGCAAGAGCTAAATAGCGAGTTAAGTAGTCTGAGTAGTACGATTGTAAAATTAACAAGCGGTCAAACTGCGAACCAGATCGCGCATGATATTGCGATACAGGGTTCTGCAAATGTTTTATTGCCGCATATTGAGAAGCGATTAAAGACAGAGATTCGTGACGGTAGTCCCGTAACGGTTGTGCTAGATGAAAACGGCGCACCATCGGCTATGTCAGTTGCGGAACTTAAAACAGAATTCCAGAACAGCGCAGCATTTGCTCCGCTGATTGTAGGCACAAAAGCCAACGGCGCGGGGCGCACTGGTGGTAATGACGGGAGCGGGGCTTCTGCCAATGTAATCAAGAGATCAGATTTTGATCTAATGAACCACGCCCAACGCGCAAGTTTTGTCAGCAAGGGCGGTAAAATTATCGATGACTAAACTGAGGTAAAACTGTTATGGCTAATGTCCTGACCGATCTGGCGGCAGACATTTACAAGGCCGCCGACATTGTTGGCCGTGAACTTGTAGGTGTTATCCCTTCTGCCACAATCAACTCTGATGCTACTGAGCGCGCAGCGCAAGGCGACACTATTCGATCTTTCGCAACTCGTGCCGCTACAGTAACAACTGTTACTCCTTCAATGACTATTCCCGAAGGTACTGACCAAACTGTAGATAACAAGACTATGTCTCTGTCTACTACAGCAAGCGTTCAGATTCCTTGGACTGGCGAAGATATTAAGCACGTTAATAACGGAGCAGGCTTTGAAACAATCTACGGCGACCAAGTGCGTCAAGCGATGCGGGCTATTTCTAATCAAATTGAAAGCCAAGTTGCTGCTAATGTTGCTGATAATGCTTCTCGTGCCTTTGGTACTGCTGGAACTACTCCGTTTGGCTCTAACTTCTCTGAGGTTGCCGAAGTTCGCCAAATCCTTGTAGATAACGGCATGCCTAGCAATGACGGCAATGCAACTATCGTTATGAACAGCGCAGCAGGTACTAACTTGCGTCAACTCGCATCACTGAGCAGTGTAAACCAAGCAGGTAATGCTGACCTTTTGCGTCAGGGTACTTTGCTTGACCTGCAAGGCTTGATGATTAAAGAGTCTGCGCAAGTTGCGTCTCACACTGCGGGTACTGGCACAAGCTATCTTGTTAATGGAGCACTAGCCGAAGGTGATACAACTATCACTGTCGACGGTGGTTCTGGCACAATCTTGGCGGGTGACGTTGTTACTTTCGCAGGCGATAGCAACAAGTATGTTGTTCAAACTGCACTGTCTGGTAATGACTTCGTAATTCAGGCACCCGGACTTCGTGGGGCTGTTGCTGACAATGCTGCTGTTACTGTTACAGCAACTTACACTGCAAATATTGCTTTCCATCGCGCTGCGGTAGAGATCGGTATGCGACCACTTGCACAGCCTGCAGGCGGTGACGCAGCAGTTGATCGATTAACTGTCCAAGACCCTGTATCTGGTCTAGTATTCGAAGTCGCAGCCTACAAAGGCTACAACAAGGCAATGTTCGATGTATCTTGCCTGTACGGATACAAAGTCTGGAAGCCAGAGTTTGTTGCTACACTCCTAGGTTAAGCTACCTAAGTAGGGCGGGGGTAAAACCCCGCCTGTTTTTTCGAGGTCATTATGGCTAAGAAAGACCCACGATTGACTAGGCTTGGTTTAGATAAATACAACCAACCTAAGCGAACCCCCAAACACCCAAGCAAATCACACGTTGTTGTTGCTAAAGAAGGCGACAAGGTAAAGACGATTAGGTTTGGGCAGCAAGGAGTAAGTGGTTCACCGAAAAGAGTCGGAGAAAGTAAAGCCGCTACTGCGCGTAGAGCATCTTTTAAAGCACGACACGCAAAGAATATTGCTAAAGGTAAAATGTCTGCTGCATACTGGGCAGATAAAGTTAAGTGGTAAAGTGTCTAAATAAAAGGAGGTGATCCAGTGCCATATCACTCAGGTAAAAAAGGTAAAAAGAAAAAGGGTAAATAATAATGGTCGATTTAGTTGTTGAGAATGGTTCGATCGTAACTGGCGCAAATACTTATGCGACCATTGCTGAGTATATTTCCTATGCTGCTAACCGTGGCATTACTGTTACCGATACTGACGCTTACAAGATTCAGTTGATTAAGGCTGCTGATTATATCGGATCAAAAGAAAACCAGTTAAAGGGCGATACAGTCGAAAAAGCTCAACCACTGGCTTTCCCGAGGAATAACTTAACCGATATTGATGGTTGGTCGTATAACAATGACGAGATTCCGTATCGCGTTAAAGAAACGCAAATGAGTCTCGCACTTGACCTCGAGGCCGGCGAAGATTTGTATAACAAGTCGCAGTCTGGCGCACAGGGTATTAAGCGAGAGCGTGTAGAGGGTGCTGTTGAGGTTGAGTACGCAATCTCTGATTCGATTCGTATACCGTACAGCAGTAGAAGCAACGCATTATTAGCGAGTTTGCTTAAATTTAACGGTCTTGGTATTCCTCTGGCGATGGCATGAGCGCAGCTTTCTACACAAGTATGGCGGCAACTGCCAAAAAGTTGCTGACCAAGTTTGGTATGGATGTGCCGATTAAACGTACCGCAGGAGGCTCTGTGAACCCTGTCACGGGCGTAACTGTCGCAGGGACTACTACAACGTACACCCCGAAAGGATTGGTTCAGAGATACGCTGAGGCGCTTATAGACGGTACGCGGATTTTATCGAGCGATAGGCTAGTCATTGTAGATAATACGGTCGAACCTCTTACTACTGACAAGGTTACTTTGGACTCTCAAGATTGGACCATTGTTAGCGTACAAGAAGCAAAACCATCTACCGTTGGCGTTGTTTACTTTATTCAGGTGCGTAGATAATGGCTAAAGTTGAGCTTGACGCATGGGCAGGGAAAACAGATAAAGAGATTGACGAGATGTGTCGTGCAATCCAGATCAGTTTGTTTAGCCAGATAATCCAAGGCACGACTGTTTTGACCGGTGCTTTAGCCGGTAACTGGCAAACTAACGTAAGTCGGCGACCTCGAGGCACAACAGAACGAAAAGGCCGAGAGTTATCCATCCGAGAAGTAGAGCAAAAGGTAGTTTCTGGCGATGTCGTATTTTTAGGAAATAATTTGCCTTATGCGATAGTTGAAGAGCGAAGAAAAGGCATGGTTGCTAAAGCGTTAGCAAACATTGAGAGAAATGTACGAAACGAGGCTAAGAAATATAAATGAGCCTTAAAATAGATCAAGCCTTTGTAAATTCGTTTATAAATGGCAGTTTTGGTTTAGAAACTGACTATCAGAATTTGCCATATACGCCAACGGCAGGCACCGCGTTTGCAGAGCTTAATAATCTGCCAAACGAAGTTAGCCCTCTGTCGTTAAAAGATACAAACGAGACTAATGGCATATTTCGCATTACGTTGCGATACGCCGCAGATACTGGAGCGATTACCGCAAAGACGAAAGCAGAAGAAATCATGGCATACTATGAAATTGGTAGCACCGTGACATATTCTGGTCAATCTGCGACAATCACTCGGGTACAACGCCAAGCCGGATTTAATGAGGACGGTTGGTATACGTTAATAGTTGATATAACCTACAGGGCTTTCATAACGAGGTGATCCTATGCCTGATTCAGCACAACTATTGGTAGATAGCACGATTGGCATTTCTGCTAGCCTGCCAACTACTTTCGATGACGATGGAACTACTGGTTACCCTTCGTTAACTTTCACTCTTGTTGGTCAAGTTACCGATTGGACTCCCGGCGGTCAGACTTACACAATCACTACAAGCAATCCAATCGGACAGCGAAGTACCGATAAGTTCAAAGGTACTTATAACAACGATGCCGATTCGATTACTGTAAATCGTGATGACGATGATGCAGGACAAGTAATTGTTGCTGCTGCGCTTGATAGCGATAACGATTATGCTTTTGAGGTAACGTATCAAGACGATACAAATGATTACTTTACTGGCAAAATCATTTCTATAAACACTGTCGCTGGGGGCGCAGATTCGTTGGTTCAGAGAACCATTCAGGTCGAGCGTACTAGAGTGACAGTTACAACCGCATAGGTGTAACGTATGGATTTAGCGCAATTCGATCTTCAGGCATTAGCGGATAAAGGAATTGAAGTTGATCTAGTGCATCCGGTTACCGAGGAACTCTTAGAGGAAAACGGTAAAGGGGTTACGATAAAAATTTTGGGCATGGACTCAGGGAAATGGCAACAAGTTGCAAAAAGAATCCGCGCCCGAAATGCTAATAAATATCGTAACAAAGAAGTACCTCCAAGCGAGACTGAAAAAAATCTCGTGGAGATTGCTGCACAATGCACATTAAGTTGGACAAATATTGAATATAACGACGGCGCTTTAAAGTGTAATGCAGAAAATGCTCTGATGTTATACCAAAAGCGAACTTGGATTGCTCAGCAAGTTTTAAATGCGGCAACTGATAGGTCGAATTATTTAAAGGATTAAGCCAGCTTTTAGAAGATTATGTTCGATACTGGGCTTGGCTAGTATCATCTGCGAAAGGCGCAAAGAAGGCGAGATTGGAGTCTGTACCTGACCCAATTTTTCCGGATATTGCGCCTTTTGACTATTTGATGGAGTTACTTGGTCAGATAGGGCCGATGGAAGTTAGTTGGTCAGAGCTAAAAGCATGGCGAGATTTAACTGGTATTACTCTCGATTACTGGGAAATAGGTACGATTAGAAAATTATCTGTCTTGTTCACAAACAAATTCCACGAGTACAACGACACAAACATTAGCAGCCCATATAGAGATGTTGATATTGCGGCTGTAGATCAAAAGCAAATACAGTCAATGTTGCGAAACGATCAGAGGTTTAATAGATAATGGATTTTGCTTCCCTATCGATAAAAGTAGACAGTAAAGATGTAAAACAGGCATCTGATGATCTTGGTACTTTTAGTAACAAATCAAGCCTTGCGTCAAAGGCTTTAAGAAATTTAGGCCCGTTACTTACAACGATCGCATCCGGTAAAGCGTTACTAAGTCTAGCCAATCAAGCACTAGACTTTGGTGCTGCGATGGGCGAGGTCAATACACTATTAGCTGATAACACTGATATGCCTCGATTAACTCAAGAGGCAAAATCGTTAGCAGCGCAGTTTGGTGGATCACCTACTGCTCAGGCTCGTGCTTTTTATCAAGCGATATCCGCCGGCGCAGGTGATGCTGAAGAGGCTACAACTCTTTTAACCGCAGCAAATAAACTAGCGATCGGTGGTGTCACTGACATAACTACTGCTGTCGATGGACTCACATCGGTAACAAATGCTTACTCACTAGATACGAAACAGGCTGCCCAAGTCAGTGATGCTTTTTTCGTAGCGATGAGAGCAGGTAAAACAACAGTTGGTGAGTTATCTGGCAGTATCGGTAAAGTGGCTGCAACTGCCGCAACTGCGGGTTTATCTTTTGAAGAAACCCTTGGTTCTATATCAGCACTGACAACTCAAGGTATCGCGACATCTGAAGCAGTAACCGGATTAAAGGCTGCGCTGAGTAACATATTAAAACCGAGTAAGTCTGCTGCTGATGCTGCTGAAGAATTAGGCGTAAATTTTAGTTTGTCTGGTCTTCAGTCGAAAGGTTTAGCAGGCTTTTTAGATGAGCTTGTTGTCGCTACGGGCGGCAGTGAAGCAAAAATGCTCGATTTATTTGGCAGCACAGAGGCTCTGAATACAGTATTTGCTCTAACGGGCGGCGCAGCAGAAACATTCGATGGCATTATGACTGACATGGCTCACTCAGCAGGTCAGACAGATAGAGCATTTGAAAAAATATCTAATACCATGACGCAAAAACTCTCCGTTTTAAGCGGTAAGTTCAAAGCCACCGGAATTGAATTAGGCGAGTTTATTCTACAAGCATCAACGCCTTTCGTAGATCACCTAAATAAAAACTTCGACGATTATGTTGCCTACTTTAAAGCACTTGGCACAGCAACAGCCACAGCATTAAACGGGCTTATAGAAATATGGGCGCCGTGGGCAAATAAAATTGGAGAGTTGGCACTTAATGCTTTTAAGTTTATTGCTGATTTATTTGGCCCATTTCTAAGTAGTTGGCTAGAGCTAGTTAACAAATTATACAGCGCGATTGGTGATTTTTTTGTTACCTATGTAACTACTGCAGAAGTTGCAATTGAAAAAGTCTTAAACTTTTTTAGAAATGGATTTATTGATATACGGCAGTTTGTTGAGACAACGAGAGTTCGCATAGTCTCTTTTTACGACTCAATTATTGCTAAGGCTAAAAGTTTTTTTGAAAGCTCAGAGACTACAGAGGCGGCACTAGCAGAAATCGATAGGCAAAGGGCCGCGAGTTTAGATGCTATATCTACTAGATACGATTCCCAGAGAGAACAGCAGATTGCTTTTAATGAGCAAGCCGATATTACATCAGGAATAATAAGCTCATTAGGCGCATCGGTTGATACTGTAACTGACGCATTTAGTGGGCTATCAACTAACATTACAACAACCGAAACAAGCGCAACGAGTCTCGATACCGCGGGTTCTAGTTTAGCCACGCAGCTAGATAATATCGACACAGGGCTAACTGCCGTAGACACAACCGCTAGTGAGTTAAGTGCGCCAAACGGAGCATTAACTAGCACGTCAGACGCAATGGAAACTTTAGAAGAAAGCACAGACGGCGCTACTGAGGCTATGACAGGCCCGCAAGGTTTGACGGTTGCACAAACAGCGTTTCAAACTGCGATTGAAAATACCCAAACAGCATGGGCCACACTTATTAAAGATACCATAACGAAAGGTAAAACAGATTTCGGTGGTTTCTTCGACACTATTAAAGGCGGTTTCGCAACGATGGTGTCAGAGATCGCAGCGCAAAATTTAACAAATGCTATTTTTGGTGGCGGTGGTTTGCAGGGATTTTTGCAATCTTTAACAAACGGTTTTGGATCTATTATCGGTTCAATCGCAAATGGTTTGGGTGGGCTTGTAGATACATTAACTGGCGGTTTAACTAGCGGCATAACCAATGCCATATCATCTGCCATCGGATCGGTTACAGGCACTACCGTTGGTGCTACCGTTGGTGGTAGTGCAGCCGGCGCTGCTGCCGGCGGTGGTTTCGGCGCAACTCTAACTGGCGCGGTAACTGGTGCGATAACAGCAGGTGGTGGATTTTTAAGTGGATTGATGGGCTCTGCTGTCGGAGCAAGTGCTTCAATAGCGGGACCACCTACTGCTGCGGCTGCGGCGGGAATGAATGTTGCTGCCGGATTTAAGGCCATAGGATCAACATTAGTAGGTGGGGCGAAAAGTCTTGCTGCATTAGCTACGAGTCCAGTTGGCATCGCGATATTAGCTGCTGCTGCTATTGCAAAAATATTAGATAGCGGAGGCACTCCAACATCTAAAGGCGGGTTTCTTAATTATTTAGTTCCCGGAGCGCCTGCGGGATCAACATTTGATGTCGCGCCTTTTGCATCAGGTTTTGCACCAGTTGGCTTTTCGGAAATAATGGATCGGAGTGAAGCCATAACATATATCGATGCTTTCCGAGCGGTCGACTCAGAGCTAACAGCATACGCAAAATCACAGGGATTACAGGTCGCGTTAAATAGTAATGACTTTGGCGGCTATAACACAGAGGGCGAGGGTGGTCCAAACGCAGGTGTATTCTGGGGACTTGCTAGAGAAAAAGGCAGAATGGGTACGGCGTTAAATACGCAGTTAGAAGAATATACAAACGATTGGCTGATAGCTGTCGCCGGTAAAAACCAAGTACCTAAAAATATTCTTGATGAAGTTTTAGAAAGCAATAAAGTTTCTGAGTTTGTGTCCGGTATAACATCGCAGCGTATGGGTCTAAACGATGTTCCTGTTGATAACATGATTGCCAGATTACACAGAGGCGAACGTGTACTTACTGCAGGTAAAGCAGACCTGACAGATCAGCTTGCAGAAGAAATGAGAGTTATGCGCAGCGATTTCAATGAATTAATGTTTACGGTGGCGAAAGCAACTACCAGAACAGCTAGAATTGAAGATCGTTGGGATAAGAATGGCTTACCGCCTGTTAGGACATAAGCATGAAAGTCATAAAGTCGCAAACAGTTACACAGAGCATCTTAACTAGCACAAACGTAGTTGAGAATGACGAAACGGAATGGAATAGCAGCACGAATTTCCATGTCGGCGATCGAGCTATGGTTACAACAACCGCAAACGGTGCGGCTACTGCAACGCATAAAATCTACGAATCGGTCCATAGCCAGAGTAACAATGACCCCACTACCGACGATGGTACAAACTGGACAGAGATATCGAGCACAAATCGTTACAAGATGTTCGACACCATCGTACAAGACCAGACTGAGAGAGCGGGTGGCATCGAGGTTGAATTAACCCCTGCGACAGTTACTAATGCCCTCGGTGCGATTAATGTTGACTGTGCAAGCATACAGGTTGTTGTTAACGATCCGGTCGAGGGTGACGTTTACGACCAAACTTTCAACATGACCAGTTATAGCGGTATCACTGATTGGTATGCTTATTTCTTTACATCGATAGTTCGTAAAAAGAATCTTGTAATTTTTGGTCTGCCACCATATTCCGCAGCAACGATTACGGTTACCTTTACAGATACAGGGACTGCGAAATGTGGCGCGTTGGTAATCGGAACTTTTGCAACGATAGGCGATTCCCAGTATGGTGCGACCTACGGCATCAAGGACTATTCGATCAAAAGTGTTGACGCATCCGGTCGAACAACAATCACAGCAGGGTCGTATGCTGACGAGGCCGATGTGAATGTTATAATTGAAACCACTAGATTCTCCGAGGTTTTAGACGTACTGACAGAATTACGAACAGTGCCAAGCGTATATGTTGCTGACGAAGATACCGATGGCACTATCATTTATGGTTACTATCGAGAGTTTGATGTAATACTGAGCGGGCCTGTGGTCAGCAGATGTGCATTACAGATTGAGGGTTTAACATGACAATTCCTACGCTATCAACTTTACCAACAGCACCGGCTAGGACAGATGCCCCTGCGACATTTGTAACTAGGGCTGACGCATTCTTAGCTGCGCTTGTAACCTTTCAAAGCGAAATGAATACAAGTATCGCTGCTATGAATACTGACATAGCAAGCGTAAATGCAAATGTTACGTTGGCTAGCGAGTGGGCTGTAAAAAACGATGCTGCGGTTTCAGGCAGTAATTGGTCAGCATTTGCAAACGCATCTGGTGCTGCGCCAACGGGGTCTGCGAAAGCGTGGGCAACAACTGCAGAAGATACAATCGTTGCAGACGGAGAATATTCTGGAAAGCACTACTCTGCGAAATCATCTGCCAGTGCTACAGCTGCCGCGTCTAGTGCCGCCACAGCCGCTCTGACTGCTAATGCCGCTCTCTGGGTAAGCGGTGCGTCATACGCTGCCGGCGCTAACGCTATTTCTGGAGTTGATTTCCAAACTTATCGAGCTAATACCGCAACCAGTGGAACCACCGATCCATCTTCATCGTCAGATTGGGATGCGTTGGTAATGGTGAATGGAACGCTATCGAGACAAAACTATACTGCGACAGGTGGTCAAACCACTTTCAATATTAATTACGATGTTGGTTTTGTTGATGTCTATCTAAACGGCGTCAAGTTGGTAGTCGGTACAGATTTCACCGCAACGTCAGGGACGAATATTGTTTTGGCAAGCGGAGCAACTGCTGGTGACAAAGTAGATATTCTGGCATTTGGCTCATTCGCCGTTGCTGACGCCATGTCGGTTGCTGATGCCGATCTAAAATATCTACAGAAAACAAATAATTTATCTGACGTAAGCAGCGCATCTACTGCGCTAACAAACTTGGGCGGTGCTTCAACAGCAAACAATTTATCTGATCTGGCAAGCGCATCGACAGCACGGGCTAATCTTGGGCTTGGCACGATAGCGACAGCGGCAACTGGCGATTATGCTGCAACGGCTAACAACCTTTCAGACTTGGCGAGTGCTGCAACATCAAGAACCAACTTGGGAGTTGAAATTGATGCTGATGTCTTGGGCTATGTCGCGCCAAGCACTTCTGGAAATGTTTTAACATCTGACGGCACAAATTGGACAAGTGCCGCTGCTGCCGGCGGTGGTGAATGTCAAGTCTGGTGCTACTGCACAATGAGCGGAAGCACAGTAACTCTGCAAAACGATACCGGAGTGACAAGCATAACGGATGATGGAGCCGGACTTTTTATCGTTAACCTGTCCGTAACAAGAACCAGTCAATATTATGCGACAAGCGGATCTGCTTGGGGCACCGGCGTAACTGCGTCAACTAGACCACACACATCTGCAACCACAAAAATATGGGTATATTTTTATAATACGTCTGGCTCTCTTGTTGATCCAAGTTTTTCATGGTCAATGATGTCAGCGGGAGCAAACTAATGGATCAAATTGTAATTTATGAAAGAGAAGGCGGCGGCGTGAGCGTTTTATATCCGTCTGCTAATTGCGGATTAACACTTGATGAGATAATCAGAAGAGATGTTCCATCTGGCGTTAGATACAAAAAGATCAGCAGAGATGATATGCCCGCCGATAGAGAATATCGAGAGGCTTGGACTTTCGACTTTTCAGACGCAGAGGTGAATCCATGATTACCATCGACGCAACAAAAAAAGCTGAAATACAAGCTACAAGAGTGAGAGAAGACCGAGATCAAAAGCTGAAAGATTCTGATTGGACGCAGGCGGGCGATGTTCCTGTTGATACAGCGGCGTGGGCAACTTATCGGCAAGCCCTGCGAGACATTACAACGCATTCAAACTTTCCTGATCTACAGGACTCAGATTGGCCTGTGGAGCCGTAGGAGTAAAGCATGAGTACAGCAAGAGACATAGCTGACAGCGCAGCAACGATTAATTACATCGACAACGTAACGTCTGATGTTCAGGCGCAGATAGATAATATTTCTCCATCGCCAACACTCGATGCAACTGCGTCTGGCGCATTGGCAAACGGTGACACTGTAATTGTAAACAGTGACGGGACTGTATCTGCTGTTTCGGGTTCTGGAGCAGATGAGAATCTTGGAAGTAATCAGGTTCTCAATTCGTTTGCGTCTTTCAATATGCAAGTCATATACGATACGCAAAACGATAAAATG